AAATACAACATGAAGTAATAACTTTTTTACTTTCTAAATTACATTTATTTAATCCAGAAAACGGAGCAAAAGCATATTCATATTTTGGCACTATAACAAAAAATTGGTTAATAGTATATAATACTAAAAACTATAAAAAACGAGTTCAAAAGGCACCTGTAGATGAATTATATAAGGATGATAACTATTCTTATAATATGGGTGAAGAAAAAGAAAAAGAAAAATTAGGTATTTTTATAGATACCTATATAAAATATGTTGAAGATAGATTTGATATATTTTTTCCTAAAGGTAATGATGCTAAAGTAGCAGATGCAATACTAGAATTATTTCGTAAAAGAGAAAATTTAGAAATATTTAATAAAAAAGCATTATATATCTATATTAGAGAGATAATGGCTACACATGGTTTAGAAGTTAAAACACCTAAAATAACTAAAATAGCAAATAAACTATACGGGTTATTTAAAAATAACTATGTTTTTTACCTAGAAACTGGATATATAGATTTCGAAAGGCCTTAACTAATCATATTTATACATGAATAAAACGTATAACTATGAGTCATTTAGATAAAAACATATTTGGTAAAAAATCATACTCAGATTTACTTAAGGAAATTTACGACAACCAAAAGAAAAAAGAAACTCAAATTACAGCATTAATTAATGAACTAAAACCATTAATTAGTGATATAGGTGATGCTACAATGATAGTACCACTTATTAAAGAATACATGGAATTAGGTATTAAAAATGATGAAGCACTTATAAAAGTAGCTACTATTTTTCAACGTATATTTGCAAATGAGGGGAATGAAGAAAATGGATTTGGTATTTCTGAAGCAGAAAAAGAACAATTATTAAAAGAAATAAATAACTTACAATTACCACCTAAAAAAGAAGAGTAAATGGCTAGGATTAGATCAAGAAAGCAACAATATCCTTCAGGCTTAAGTTCTATACTTTCTACTATTAAAGATAAAATGATAGTAGGAAGGGTTACTGATATAATTTTAAATGATAAACATCCTAATTTTACATCTCAGGGAGGATGGTCTAGTATTGGTACTATATTTTTTGAAGAAAATGATTTACAGGGATCTAAAAATAACACGCCTGCAAAACCCTTTTTTCCACAAACCTCAGCTTATCCTTTAGTTAATGAGCTAGTTTTATTATTTTCTTTACCAAATAAAAATATAGGGGCTAATACTTCGAGCGAAACGTATTATTATATAAATGTTATAAGTATTTGGAATAGTCCACACCATAATGCTTACCCAAACCCAATAACACCTAATACCCCTCCTTCGGCTAATAAAGATTACTCTCAAACATCAGCAGGGTCACCTATTAGGAGAACAGATTATAATTCTACTACTAAAGATGGAAATAGTATAGAATTAAATAGCCCAACTAATTTATCCCAAGATACCTTTATAGAAAGAAATAATATCCATCCCTTATTACCTTTTGCAGGAGATATAATATATGAAGGTAGATGGGGTAATAGTATAAGATTTGGAAGTACAGTTCAAAATGGTGCACCTGATGAATTAAATTTAAATGATTGGTCTGATATTGGTACTAATGGAGACCCTATTACTATTATTAGAAATGGTCAAGATCCTAATACACCAAATGAGGGTTGGTCAGCTATAACTGAAAATATAGATAATGATCTTTCCTCAATATATTTAACTTCTACCCAATCTATACCTATATTAACCTCTACAAGTAAATTTTCATCACTTTTAGAAAATGAAATTCCAACCCCCTCAACTTATTCGGATCCTCAAGTTATTATAACATCAAATAGATTAATATTTAATTCAAAAACAGATAGTGTTCTAATAAGTAGTGAAAATACTATGTTTTTAGGATCTAATAAATCTGTTAACATTAGAGCTAATAATCAAATTATATTAGAATCTAAAGATATTAAATTAGGAGAACAAAAAAATCAAGGTGATAAATTTGAACCTTTAATATTAGGGGATACTTTTTTAAAAGAACTTAAAAATTTAGTAACTGGTATAGTATATATTTCAACAGCTTTACAAACTAGTACTATATGGCCTGTAGGTGCTCCTGTTCCTGATGGGGTTCAATCTACACCTGCATCTGAATTATTAGCTAGAGCTAATAAATTTTTAGCTAAAATTGAATCATTTAAATCAACACAAAGTAAAACCCAATAATGGCTGAAATTGTAAAATATTCTATTAAGGGTATCATAGTAGATAGTAATGATAAACCTATATTAGGGGCTTTAATAGAAAATTCTATAGGGGATAAAACACGTTCACAATTTAAAGGAGTTTTTACTTTAAAAGGTAGATATAATAAAAATAACCAATTTAATTTAACTATATCTAAAAAAGGATATGATACTATTTCTAATATAATTCCTTTTAATCAAGATAATTCTATAAAAACAGATCTGGGAGTTTATAAATTATCCTTAGTTAAAAATAATATAGAAGACGAAATATCAGGTTTAAATGATTACAGCAAAGAACAATTAAATTTATTAAAACAACAAAAACCTAAGGATTTTATATCAATTTTAACCCAAAAATTAATAGATTCAGTTAAATTATTGCTAATTCCAGCAATTGTAAAGTTAATATCTGAATTTGGTGTTACAAACCTAAATAAACTATTAGATAAAAACAATATTAATTTTAATGATTTAAAAGCCTCATGTCCCTCTAATATAGAAAATTTAAATAAATTAATTAATGTAAAAAATAAATTTACAAAACAACTAAATATTTTACTTGGAGGAATAAATTCAATTTCTAAATTTTTAAATTTACCTCCAAGAATAATCTCAGCAGCCGAAACAGCAATTCCACCACTTAAAGCTGGTATAACTGCAGTATCTTTTATTCCATCAACTGCTGTTACTCCAATTCCCGTAGGGCCTATTTTAATAGCTAAGGATGCAATAAAAGCTTTAGAAGATATTATTAAAGTTTTAAATCCTAAATTAGGACAAAATACATTTCAATTAAATTTCCTTAGAGGTGATCTTAATAAAGTAATAAAATTATTTTCTATATTGGATATTTTAATTCAAGGATGTGCTGAAGAAATTGGAGGTACTTTAGAAGAACAAGAACAAATATCAAAAGAATTATTAGAATCTACTCAACAACAATCTCAACAATTATCACCTGTAGTTACAAATATAAATGGTTTTGAAATGGATGTAATAAATGTAGATAATATAACTATTGGAGGATTAAAAAGAAGACAAGCAATAGCCAGAAATAAAGCAGGAGTAATTATGCTTAAGGGAGAACCTTCATTTTCTTCAAATGATCAAATATTAATAGATGAATTAGTATTTTATATACAACAAAATGATTTAAAAGCAGATTAATTTAATATTTATAACAAATACAACAATGAAAACCGAAGCACTTAAAAAAATAATTAAAGAAGCTGTAAGAGAGGCTATACAAGAAGAGCTAAAGGAAGTTTTACTAGAAGCAGTTAAAGCACCTAAAGCTGTAGTTCAAGAAAATCAAACTATTACTTCAACTACACCCGCACCTGTAACCCAAACACCTAAAAAATCCTTATCTGAACAAAGAAAAGCATATATGGATATTATAGGTGAAACAGGATTAAATATGAATAGTTCCCATGCCCAAGGATTTGGTAATAAACCATTTAACCCCACGGGCAATATAGATACAACTTCACCAAATGGAGGTTTACCTGAGGGAGAAGTTAATATGGATCAAATAATGGGATTAATGACTAAATAATGGCATTTGAAGCACAACAAATATTTCCAATAGACTTTAATAAAAGTGCTGCTGTAGGGATAAATTTACCTTTTTCTGCACCTGGAGTATTTAAATCTAATTATACTACAAAGGAAGCAATAAAATCAAGTTTAATAAATTATTTTTTAACAAACCCAGGAGAAAGATATATGAATCCTACATTTGGTGGGGGTTTAAGAGATTTTATATTTGAACAAATATCAGATGATAATATGGAATTTCTTGAAAATAGAATAGCAGATCAAATTGGAATTTATTTTCCAAATGTTAGTATAGATAATCTTGAAATTTTAAGACAAGAAGATAATAATGTTATTACAATATCAATTAATTATAATATAGCTAATACTAATATTAATGATAACATAGAAATAGACTTTACATAATGGCTAATAAAGTAAATAGAGATATAAAATATTTAAATAGAGAATTTTCTGATATTAGGGCTAAATTAATAGAATACTCCCAAACCTATTTTCCTAATACTTATAATGATTTTTCCCCTACATCACCAGGTATGATGTTTATGGAGCAAGCAGCTTATGTAAGTGATGTAATGTCTTTTTATTTAGATAATCAATTACAAGAAACTTTTACTACATTAGCTAGACAAACAAATAATTTATATGAGTTAGCTTATATGTTTGGTTATAGACCCAAAACCACAGGAGCAGCCCAAGCTAAAATAGAATTATTTCAACAAGTCCCTGCTAAAACTATAGGTGCTAACGTTGTCCCTGATTTTGATTATGCTTTAACCATAGGTGAAAATAGTACTATAGCTTCATCTATTTCTCCCACTACTACTTTTTTAATACAAGATAAAATAGATTTTAGTTTTTCAAGTTCTTTAGATCCAACTGAGATTTCAATTTATCAAATAGCTGGAAATGATCCCTCATATTTTCTATTGAAAAAAACTACAAATGCTATTTCTGCAAATATTAATACTCAAACTTTTTCTTTTGGATCCCCAGAACAATTTTCAACAATAGATATTACAAATGAAAATATAATAGGAATATTAGATATTACAGATTCAGATGGTAATGTTTATAGTGAAGTTGATTATTTAGGACAAGAAATGGTATTTGATAGTATAAAAAACACTAACCCAAATGATCCTAATAATGTAGGAGATGCAGGTGAAGTACCTTATTTATTAAAATTAAAAAAAGTACAAAGGCGTTTTGCTACAAGATTTACATCAGAAAACAACCTTCAAATTCAATTCGGGGTGGGTAACCCAAATGATATAGATGAATTAATAACACCTAACCCAAATAATGTAGGTATAGGTTTACCATTTGAACAAGATAAGCTTACAACATCATTTTCACCTACAAACTTTTTATTTACAAATACTTATGGTATAGCACCTTCTAATACTACTTTAACAGTAAGATATTTAACTGGTGGTGGAGTAAATTCTAATGTACCTTCGGGTGATTTAACAACTTTAAACACATCTAATACTAAATTTAATAATATTAATTTAGATGCTACTACAGCTAATTATGTATTTGGAAGTATAGCTTGTAATAATATAGATGCTGCAGATGGAGGACAAGCTGGTGATACTAATGAAGTAATTAGACAAAACACATTAATGCAAATAGCTGCTCAACAAAGAACAGTTACTTTAGATGATTATAAAGTTAGAGCTATGAGTATGCCTCCTCAATTTGGCACTATAGCTAGAATATATTTAGAAAAACCTAAATTGGATAGCCAAACATCTACTAGTGAAACTTTATGTATGTATGTTCTATCACAAAATAGTTTAGGTCAATTTTCAACCCCTACAGAAACATTAAAAAAGAATTTAAGAACATACCTATCACAATATAAAATGATAGGCGATAGTATATC